CATCATCAATATATAACCTGGCATTTTTGCGTCGGGGGGTGGAGTTGTAAGGGGGTCGTGCGTGAGGGGTGGGGAAATGAGGTGGAGGGGTGGGGAAAATAAAGTGGGAGGGGTGGGAAAATTATATAATACATGAGGGGTGGAGTTAGAAATTCTGACGTAACGTGGGAACAGACTGCCCAAAGGGGTGGAGTTGGGTGGTGTTGTTTTACGATCATTCTGATTGGTTTTTCACTAATTGGTAACAGATGGTCAGTGACCCGTGAGGTTAAGAATGTAATCAGTATTTTAGATCTGTACTGTGGCAAAATGAATGATTTTATGGGGCTTTTGACATTCAGAATGTGTTTTTTTCATGCTCTCCAAGGGTGGAGTGTTTTTCGAGGAAATGAAATCATAATTTTATGATTTTTTTCACTTGTTGTGCAAGTGGGGTGGTGTTTTTCCACTTGGGGTGAAGTGTATCAAGGTTAGGTCATTTTGTCTTGTGATTCCGCCCTATTTTTTTGGAAAAATTGAGAACCGATGTGTCCTTTTCAGTCTTTCACCATGAAGCACTTCAGTCTCACTTCGTTAGATCCTGTGTATTCTTTTGTGGATCATCTTTTTGACTTTCCGCCAGAGGGGGACGAAACTAATGGAGAAATGGGACATTGGCAGTATCCCACTTTGCCGGATTTAGTGGATTTGGACCTCGCTCCGTTAAACGCGCTGGACGATTTTGTGGATTTGGGGTATGATTCTGATAGTGATTTTAACATGGATTTGCCTATTTCGGCCTTTCTGTTTTGTGATGAGGAGGATCTTACCGCGTCCGGTTCGGAAACGATTGACCTTCATTGCTATGAGGATCTCTCTGCCAGTTCTGATTTGTCTATGGAGGTTCCTATGTTGGAATGTCCAGATATTCCTGGAGTTGACTGCTCAGTGTGTAATTTTTATCGAAGCCGTGGGGAGTCGATGTGTAGTTTATGTTACATGAGGTCTACGTATGCTCTAATTTACAGTGAGTATAACTTTAAGAGGGTGTATGACTTTAAATTTTTGGGCGCTCTTTGGGGATTTTGAGATATGACTTGTTTTTCAGGTCCTGTCACGCCCTTGCCTGAGGATGAGCAGATGGAAATCATTTCGGAGGCAGATGGGGTTATGGAATGCGTGACGCAGGATGAACCACTTGACCTTTCCTTAAAAAAGAATTGAAAAATTCAGTAATCAGCAGTAAGTACATTTTTGGCTTTGGAGATAAGATCGTTTTGTGCCAGACTTGCTGTCTTTTGCAACGGTATATAACTGCATGAAAGATGAAGAAGACCTATAAGGACGTTCTTCGTTCTTACAATACTGTCCGAGACATTTTAGCCGGGGCCTCGGATAAAACTTGGTTTTTTTATCGCAAGCTTTTTTGCCACAGATGGGTCTATTCAGTGCATCGAATTAAAATAGATTATAAGAAAGATTTTTTTAATATTTTGGAGCTGTGGCCTCAGATTTTGCAATTTTTAGAGATTGGAAATACTTATTATTTTGAGAAAATTGTAGTGCCGGAGTTAATTTTTGATACTTTTGAAAGAACAATTGTTTCTTTAGCTTTTGTGGCTTTTTTAATTGATCGGTGGAAGGAGCAAGGAATTTTTTCTTGGGATTATATTATCGAAACAGCCGCTTTGCAAGTATGGCAGGCCTTCATGAGGATGTTGTGGAGAGAGAATCTGTTATGATTCCTCGGGGGCCTACACATAGGGTGCCTTTGGAATCTATTCCTTTTCAGCAAATTTTAGATGAAACAGAGAGGCAACCCATTAATCTTAGGAGGTTATGTATGGAGTATAGTTTTGAAGAAATTGCTACTTATGTTATGCAGCCTCATGATAATTGGACAGAAATGATTGATACTCATGTTAAGATTGCATTGAATCCTGGGATTATATACAAAATTTCTGCTCCAGTCATTATTGGTAGGGAATGTTATATTATTGGAAATGGAGCTACAGTAGAAATTGATTGTGCTCATTCAGCTGTTTTTATTGTTAGAAAGGATCGCTTTAATCCTAACATTAGAAATTTGTCTGGGGTGGTGTTTCAAAATGTGAAATTTTTGCATAATATGTATGAAAGTGGACAGGGGATTTTGTTTCAAGTGACTAAAAAAACTACTTTTCACAACTGTTACTTCTTTGGTTTTAATCATACTTGTGTAATTGCTTATGAGCAGGTTATTATGCGTTCTTGTGTTTTTGAAGCTTGCTTTCGGGGGGTTTGTTTATATCATAATGATACGCCTTACTTTGGAACTTCTAGGATTGTGCAGTGTTACTTTAAACGTTGTGCAATTGGCATTATTGCAAAAGCTTTTATAAAAATTTGTAACAATGTTAGTCAGGAAACTTACTGCATGGCCTTGCTGTTTAATGGAGCACGTTTTACTCATAATAAAATATTAACTCCTTATACTGCTGAAACTTTTGCTCAGAGATATGTAACTTGTCGAGATGGAATAGTTGTGCCCTTGCAAACAGTGCATATCAGTGGAAATCATAGGGTGAAATGGCCTGTGTTAAAGGATAATTTTTTTCATAGGTGCAGTTTATTTTTGGGAAACAGAAGGGGAGCTACTATGTTTAAAAATTGCAGTTTTTTCAGAACACAAATTTTTGTGGAACCGGAAGTGGGCAATAAGGTGTCTTTTAGCAGTATTTATGGCCTAGATTTGTCAATCTTTAAGATGATTCGTATGGCCACTGATGCAATGGAGACAGAAAGTTGTGAGTGTGGGGCAGTTCATCGTCATCATCGTTTTATGTTTGGCGATATTACCCATGAAGTGTTGCCTAATCCCAGGCTTGTTTCTTGCCAAACATTGGAATATTCCTCTGCTTCTGATTCAGGTGGGTTAAATATTAATTTTGGGCGTGGCGTAAAAAGGTATATAACTACCTGTATTTTTATTGTTTTTTATTATTTTTCAGATTAACTGCCACCATGTCTGTTTCCTACGCTGGAGCTATTCAAACTGCTTTCGTGACCCGAAATTTGCCACGCTGGGCTGGAGTTCCACAAGATGTTATCGGATCTGACCTTGGAGGAAAACCTGTTCTGCCAACTAATGCCATGGCCGAGATGACTGCAGGTGGAGAGCTGCTTAAAGAAGTAGAACTTTTACGACGTAGACTTATGTTAATAGAGCAAAAACTTAAGCTTTTGGAAGCTAGAGCTCGTTTTGCTGATGGGGCTTAATTACTTAAAACACAGCTATTTATCACAAAAATAAAAAAGAATGCATTAAATTTTCACACACCACTATGTAATAAAATTTTGTTAAACTTTATTTCTTTTGTTGTGGTAGTATTTATTCCAGCGTTGTCGATCATTTAACACTTTATGAATTTTTGTTAATATTTCATATAGTTTACATTGCACATTTAAATACATAGGCATTACTCCTTCAGTAGGGTGTAAATACATCCATTGTAAAGCATCATGTTCAGGTACAGTATTATAAATAATCCAATCATACCTGGAGTGGGTGCTATGATAATTAAAAATATCTTTTAACAATAATGTTATAGGCAGTGGGTAACTTTTGGTATAGGTGTTAATAAATCTGTTTAGTTGCATAGGTTGCATTTGAGGACTTATAATATGCATTTTTGCTTGTATTTTTAAATTGGCAATGTTACCAACATTGTCTTTTCTGGGATTCATGTTATGTAAAACAACTAAAACGGTATACCCAGTACACTTGGGAAATTTATCATGTAACTTTGATGGAAATGCATGAAAAAATTTAGCAATACCTTTATTGCTTCCAAGGTTTTCCATGCATTCGTCCATTATTATGGCTATTGGCCCATCTTTTGCAGCTTGAGCAAAAATGTTTTCTGGGTTAGTTATATCATAATTTTTATCATCAATAAATTCATCATAGGATAATTTAATAAATTTTGGCATTAAAGTGGTTGTCTGAGGAACAATAGTACCTTCGGGACCAGCTAGGTAATTTCCTTCACAAATTTGACTTTCCCAAGCAGAAAATTCATGTGGGGGTATCATATCAATTTGTGGAACTATGAAAAAAATAGTTTCGGGGGGAGGATTAATAAGTTTAGAGGATAATAAATTTCTAAGTAGTTGAGATTTTCCACTGCCTGTAGGTCCATATATAACTCCTATAAAAGGTTGAGTATTGTAGTTTAAAGAAGTACATTTTTCTTTACAATCTAAGAAAGGAAGAACACTTTTAAAATTTTGTTTTACATTTTTAGCATCATTTAATAAATCTTGTAAAAGTTTATCTCCCCCTAAACAAAGTAAATCATCAAAAGAAGAAAATATATTTAATGGTTTTAACCCATCAGCCCAAGACATACATTTTAAAGTAGAATGCAATGTTTCTAATTTTTCCCAAAGTTCTTTTAGTTCTCCCACGGCAATTGGGTCCAACATACTTCGTTGTTTCTTGGGTTTGGGTTGCTGTTCGAGTAAGGGATCAAAATATTCTGGTTTAGCTGATGAAGTGTCTTGTCCTTCCATGGGCGCAGAGTTCTTGTTAAGGTTGATTGAGTTACTGTGAAAGGTTGTACATTGTTCACTGTTGTAGTTAGGGTTCGTCGTAGACTCGTACGGGAAGTCTGAAAGACTTCGCTGCCCTGTTGAACATCAGCATAATAACAAGCTAGCATAACATCATAAGATAGATCTTGTTTAGCATGACCTTTTGCCCTTAATTTTCCAGGGCCTACATGTTTACAAAAATCACAAGTTGTATCTTTTAAAGCATATAATTTTGGCGCCATGAATAAGGATTCAGAACTATAAGCATCTTGTCCACATTTGCTACATTGGGTTTCACATTCTACTAACCAAGTTAAATCAGGATTTTTTGGATCAAATGTTAAAGAGCCCCCATTTTTTTTAATTCTGTGCTTACCTTTTTGTTCCATTAGGTCCTTGCCTAGTTTTGTCAGAAATAAACTGTCAGTATCTCCGTAGACAGATTTTAGTTTTCTGTGTTCTAAAGGAGTTCCTCGGTCATCAGCATATAAAAAATCTGCCCATTCTGAGATAAAAGCTCTTGTCCAAGCAAGTACAAAAGAAGCAATTTGAGAGGGGTAACGATCATTGGTTATAAGAGAGGAATTTAATTCTAAAGTGTGTAAACAGGCATCATCTTCATCACAATCTAAGAATGTGATTGGTTTATAAACATAAGTCACGTGCTCCTGGGGAGTATTTAAGGAAGTGAGTTCCTTAGTGTTTTGGTTTTCGGGTGGCTGCTGCTGCTCGCCGGCATCTGGTTCTAAAGGTGAGTATAAAACTGAAAATTGAGGAATAATTTGAGCGCTAAAATTGTCAGTTTCTATAAATGTTGAATTTTTTATTTTATAACTTCCGTTAGCAATTGATTTTTTGCAATTTTCATCCATTTGGTCAGAAAATAGGGTTTTTTTGTTGTCTAATTTTGTAGCAAAGGAGCCATATAAAGCATTGGATAATAGTTTGGCTATATTACGTAATGTTTGATTTTTGTCTTGATCTGCTTTTTCTTTTGCCATAATATTTAAGCGGACATATTCTGCAGCAACGCATTTCCATTCAGGAAATACAGTGGTTCGCTCATCAGGTAAAATTGTCACAGTCCAACCTCGGTTGTGTAATGTAATTATGTCTATGGATGTTACTACTTCTCCTTTTAAAGGTTCATTTGTCCAGCATAATCTACCTCCTTTTTTGGAGCAAAATGGAGGTAATACATCTAAAAATTCTTCTGCTGGTGGAATGGCGTCAATAGTAAAAATGCCAGGTAGTAGACTTTTATTAAAATATGATAATTTTTGGTTTTTATGCATAAGAATTTGAAATTGCCATTTGTTAACTTCTATGTTTCTTTCAAACGTGTTTAAAGGTTTTCCTGAGGGAAATGGGTGAGTTAGAGCACTGGCATACATTCCACAAATGTCATAGACATATATTGGATCTTCTAAAACACCAATATAAGTTGGATAACATCGACCACCTCGAATGCTTGATCTGACATAGTCATACATTTCTTTTGAAGGAGCAAATAAAATATTGTCTAAGGTGGAAGATAGCAAATTTTCTGATTTAAATAGTATTTGTTTAAAGATTGCATGGGAATTTGAACTTATGGTAGGTCTTTGAAAAATATTAAAATTTGCTACAGGTAAGTTAACTGTTTCAGCTATAAAATTTTTATAAGAATTTAATAATTTGTCAACTAATTCTGAAGTTACTATTACATCTAAAACACAATATTCTAATGTTTCATCTATAATATCATATTTAGATTTTTTAGATTGTTTCCACAGTTGTTTGTTTTCTTGGTATTCGTCTTGATTTTTCCAATATTTGGAAGCTGGAAAGCCATCTTCATCGATTTCATATTGACCTATCATATAGAAATCATTTACAGCTTGGTATGGACAGCAACCTTTACTAATTTTTAAATTGTAAGCTTTAGCAGCATTTTGCAAACTTGTGTGGGTTAGAGCGTAAGTATCTCTTACCATAACTTTTACAAACTGATATTTTAAATCTTGTGCCTGACAAATTCCTTCTTGCCAAATTTTATATTCATTTTTTCCTGGTTTAATGAATTGGGGATTGGGAAGAGCGTATGTAATGTCATTAAATAAAATTTTTCCACAGCGGGGCATAAAATTTCTCATTATTTTAAATCCTTTTGGAAGATCAAATTTGTTATTTATTACTTGAGCAGCTAATACAATTTCATCAAAGCCATTGATGTTGTGACCTACAATATATATTTCTATAATTTTACAGTATCCTTTAAGTTTTAATTTCTTTAATTGTTCAAAGGTAAGTTCATCAGTTTCACTGATATTTTTTTCCGTTTTAAATTTTTCAATTTCATCATTGTTATTTGTGATAAAGTGATGCCATAAAATGTCAGTTAATTGTTTTTGCACAAGTTCTCTAAATCTTTTAAATTTATATCCAATGCTTCTTTTTTGTGGATTTATATAAAAAAAAATATTTTCATATTTTAAAGGTTGAAAACAATCCCATTGCTCTGCATGAGCAATTTGTGAAGCAATTTTAACAAGGTTAGTATTACCAGTAAGTTTAAAAACCAACATAAAGGGAACCAATTGTTTTCCATATTGACCATGCCAAGTATATGTTTCTACATCATATGTAATGAATAATTGTTCAGTACCGTGAAAACTACCTATTGGAAAGAAAGAAATACTTTCCCACCAGTCACTTGTTTGAGCATTAACACAATGAAAATAAAAATCTCGCCTACGTAAGGAGCAGGTATGATTATTTTTATATATTCTACCACAGTGTTGACATTTTTGCATTCGACTTACTTCATTAATAAGGTATAATTTACTTTTATAAACTAAAAATTCTAAGGGAAAATCATACTTTTGTTCTTTAACACCAACATCAGTTACATAAAATTTTCCTCTGTAAAAGTTATAAATTAAACCTAAAGATGGTCCACATTGCATAACTTTTGAGTGAACAGAAGCGCAACTAATATTATACATACAAGGTGGTAATTCTTGTAAATGTACATGAAACAAATTTTGCAATGCTTTCATAGTATCATTATAGTATTTAACTTCTAACACATTTCCACCTGTATCTATTCCTTGCACGGTGTTACAAGCTCTTTGAGCTACTCTTGTGCCTTTTAATGGCTTTAATCTTAAGGTGGCAGTTGTACCGCTTGGTGGCGTTCTGGGAGAGGAAGTCGTTGGGAGCGTAGCTGGGATGCTAATGCTACCACTTTCCTGTTGATGTTCTGAATTTCTGGGTGTTGACTGAGAACTACTGGTCCCGTGAACTTGAACCTAAAGGAAATTTCCATAGAATCAATTTCAGCATCATTCATTGCTACTTGTCTTAAAATTTCTTGAACATCTCCACTATTATCATGATAAGCAATATCTGTCATAAATTGATCTATTTCTTCTTCTTGTAATTCTCCCATGCCTGCTCTCTGAACAGAAGTTGCTAAGTCATTACTGATGCGAGTCATTACATTAATAAAACCATCTTGTCCATATTCTGTCCATAAACGATTATAAATTACATCTCCTTCAGAATCTCTAGCCCTTAAAATTATTTGAGTTAAATTTAAATCAACATATCTAGTAAAGGGAATTGCTAGTCTGAAAGCATGATGAAGATAATTTAATGTTGTTGCAATGTGTTCTGTAACAAAAAAATACAAAACCCATCTTCTTAAAGTAAGTTCAGTAATTTCTCCCATTATATCTAGTCTTTGCATTGCTTGATAAAAATCTACAGTAAAGTTAAAAAATCTTTGATTTCTAACTTGAGCTGATAATTCTTCTTCTAAAAGGCGGATTACTTCAGCAATAGCTGCTCTAATTTCCTCCTCAAAAGTAACTGGTTCCTCTTCTCCTTCAGGCTCTTCCGCTTCCGGTGAGGAAGGAGAAGCGGGCGCTGGACGAGGAATTCTTCTACGAGTTGGAAAAGGTAAACTTTCTATAAATCTTTGAACAACTTCACCTCTACGCATTCTCATTTCTTGGGTCACTGCTCTGCCATTTTCTCTAGGCCTTAGTTCAAAGGCTCCACCTTGCATTTGAAATGGACAAATGTTTGGTAAACTTAAAGCACTAATAACACTTTTTAAAATATATTGCAGAGGCAAGTCGGATTGTAACATATTGTTGATATTGATAGGTTCATTGAACCTTTCAACAAACGCGTGAAGCCAGTCACAATCACAAGGTAAGCTGAGTTGCATGTCGGCATTAACACTTAATAAATAATTAAAATAAGCGCTTTTTAATTGCCTAATAGTTTGCAAAATAATAACATCACTTTGGCCAGCTTGTTCTATTCTAATTTTTTCTGCCATTCCCCATGCATTTGTTTCTCCCATATTTCTTCTTTGCTGTTGCAAATAATTATGTACAGGAACATTTTGATCAGGCATTATATTAGTGATTCCATATCCATGTAAAGGTTGTATTAAACCTAAATCAGCCACTACACGGTCAGCTAAAATGGATTGTTGAATTTGTGAGAGAGTTTCTTGAAAGTTTTCCAAGTCTAAAAAACGATGATATGTTCCTGTATTTAATGTATAGCTACAATTAGATACCATAGACCAATTTAGTAGTTGCTGCATTGGTCCATGTATTTCATGATACTTAATTTTACTGTAGGCGCGTGTATCAAAAATATAATCATTACACACACGTATTATATATTGATAACCAATTAAAAAATGGGGAGGAGGATAACTAAACAAGGGCCATCTAAGAGTTGATGGTTGTCTAGGACTTAAATTCATTAACATTATTTGGGGATAATTATAAATAAAACGAGACATCCAAGTAAGGCCCGGAGCAGTAGTAGAAGCGCGTGTCCAATCTTGTACACGAGCCCAAAAATTTCTGATGGGTCTAAAAACTTCAATGGTGTACACTGATTGGCCGGTAAGGCGAGCGTAGTCCATGGCGTTCTGAAAGAAGAAATATGGCCTTTCAGATGCATCCAGTACTGCGCCAGATGAAATCCTTCAGATCTACTGATGACACCGATTTTCCTCAAGTGGAGGGTGAAGGTTTAGCTAGATTACATTTACCACCTGAGCAACACCCTCGAGTGCAACTTAAAAAGGATAGTAGTGAAGCAGCAATACCTAAAGTTAATTTATTTAGGGATCAACCAGGAGAAGAAGCAGAGGAAATGAGGGATTTAAAGTTTAAAGCTGGAAGGTTAATAGATATAGAAAAAAATAAAGTTTTACAAGATACAGATTTTGAAAAAGATGAAAGTACTGGAGTGAGTTCTGCTCAAGCTCATCTAGCTGCAGCTAACTTAGTATCTGCATATGAACAAACAGTTAAAGAAGAAGTAAACTTTCAAAAATCTTTTAATAATAATGTTAGGACACTTTTGGCTAGAGAGGAAGTAACTATTGGGTTAATGCATTTATGGGACTTTGTGGAAGCATATATACATAATCCAAATAGTAAATGTTTAACGACTCAATTATTCTTAATTGTTCAACATATTAAGAATCAGGGTATATTTAAAGATACTTTGTTAAATATTGCAGATATAGAATCAAAATGGTTATATGATTTAATAAATATTTTGCAATCTATAGTAGTACAAGAAACAACTTTAACTATTAGTGAAAAAGTGGCTGCTATTAATTTTTCAATAATTTCTTTAGGAAAATATTATGCCAAAAAAATATTTAATTCCCCTTTTGTGCCATTAGATAAAGAAGTAAAAATACAAACTTTTTATATGAGAATGGTTTTAAAAATTTTAGTTTTAAGTGATGATTTAGGTGTTTATAGAAATGATAAAATTGAAAAAATTGTTAGTAATTCTCGAAAAAGGGAATTTAGTGATGATGAATTATTATTTAGCTTGCGTAAAGCTTTCTTGCATCCTTCTCAAACATGTGAAGATGATTCAATTGACACCTCATTTTTTAGTGAACAACATGCAACCCACCCGGAATCTAATGCAGATCCATACCACGGAAAAACAAGAATGGCCACAGGCTTTTAAACGTGTTTTAGGCCTAACTAAAAATTCTGATTTTGCAAGACAACCTAAAGGAAATAGATTTAGTACAATTTTGGAAACTTTTGTTCCATCCAGAAAAAATCCTACTTATGAAAAAGTTTTAAATATAGTTAATGCTTTAATTAAATGTAAAGCAATTAGAGCTGATGAAGGTGGAGAGATGTTTAATGCTTTATTGCAAAGAATTAGTAAATATAATAGTATAAATTTGCAAACTAATTTGGATCATTTAGTTACAGATGTTAAGGAAGCATTAGCTCAAAAGGAACGAAAAGGTTTAAGGCCATATATGGGTTCTTTGATTGCTTTAAATACTTTTTTGAGCACTTTGCCAGCTACAGTACCTAAAGGTCAGGATATTTATTTAGCTTTCATAAGTGCTTTAAAATTATTAGTAACTGAAGTGCCACAAACTGATGTGTATCAAGCTGGGCCAAACTTTTATCTTCAAACTTCTCGAAATGGTTCACATACTGTTAATTTAACTAAAGCCTTTGAAAATTTAAAATCTCTTTGGGGGGTTAAAGCTCCTAATACTTCTACTTCCAGTGTTTCATCTTTATTAACTCCCAACACCCGTTTGTTATTACTACTAATAGCCCCATTTACTAATTCTACAGATATTCCTAGGGACACTTATTTAGGTCATTTATTAACATTATATAGAGAAACTATAGGACAAGCAAACTTACAAGAAACTACTTTTAGAGAAATAACACAAATAAGTGAAGCTTTAGGAGATGAAGATGTTTCTAACTTGCAAGCTACTTTAAACTTTTTATTAACCAATAGACAAGCTAATGTTCCAGTAGATTATTCATTAACTGTTGAAGAAGAAAGAATTTTACGTTATGTTCAACAGTCTATCTCTATGTTTTTGCAACAAGGATTTGATGCTACAGATGCTTTAGACCAAACTGTGGCAAATCTTGAACCTTCCTTTTATTCTAAAAATCGCAGCTTTATTAACAAACTGATGGATTACTTTCATAGAGCTGCAAGCATGTATCCTACTTATTTTACTAATGCAGTCTTAAACCCTAAATGGTTACCACCTGAAGGTTTTTATACCGGTGATTTTGATTTTCCTGAAGTTTCAGATGGACTGCTTTGGAACGATTTTGACAGCAGTTATTTCGGTCAGGAACAAAATCAAAAACTCCTTTCAGAAGATGTTAGACAGGGTGACTCCAGTAGTATCCTTGATAATGGATCTGCTTCCAGACATTCTCTCCTGTCAACGCCCTCCCTCCTCGGCGCCACAGCGGCCAGCCCAGTAAATAATAATAATTTCTATTTGCCCAATAATACTAATAGTGTAGATTATTATTCTTTAATGAAAGATCCCTCTGATAAAAATCTTGAAAAAGAAATGGAAACTATAACAGAAAAGTTTGCTCGATGGAAAACTTATGCTCAAGAGCATAAAGAAATGCAAGATAAATTTAATGGAAGTGGTAGATTTCATTGTTCAATTGTTGGCAATAATGAATGTTGGTAATTAAAATTGAATAAACTTACCAAAGCCATTATAACTTGTGTCTTCCTGCTTAATATGCCAGGAAAAATGTACCGAATGGCTGTTACACCTCCTCCTTCTTATGACAGCGTCTTTAATGATAACGCTCTACAAGATCCTTTTGTTCCTCCAAGATACAACGCTCCGTCTGAGGGAAGAAATAGCATTCTTTATTCTCAACTTCCACCTGTTTATGACACTACTAATCTTTATTTAATAGATAACAAATCTGCAGATATTGACAGTTTAAATTATCAAAATGACAGAAGTAATTTTCTTACAAGTGTTATTCACAATAGTGATTATACACCTATGGAAGCTACTACTCAAACTATAAAATTAGATGAAAGGTCTAGATGGGGTGGTAGATTTAGAACTATTTTACATATGGCAATTCCAAACATTACTGAATATATGTTTAGTAATTCTTTTAAAGTTAAAGTTATGGTAGATAAAACAGATATAGCTAATCCAGTTTATGAGTGGGTGGATTTGCAAATTCCTGAAGGTAATTTTTCCTTAATTATGGTTTTGGAACTAATGAATAATGCAGTAGTAGAACATTATATGTCTGTGGGTAGGCAAAAAGGAGTAGAAGAATCAGATATAGGTGTTAAATTTGATACTAGAAATTTCAAATTGGGTTGGGATCCAGTTACTAAATTGGTTAGCCCTGGAGTATATACTTATGAGGCTTTTCATCCAGATGTTATTTTATTGCCTGGCTGTGCTGTTGATTTTACAAATAGTAGGTTAAGTAATGTACTAGGAATTAGAAAAAGGTTTCCTTTTCAAAAAGGATTTATTATAACTTATGAAGATTTAAAGGGAGGAAACATACCAGCTTTAAGAGATTTAACAGGTAATGTTAGAGGTGATTTGCAAAGTGTCCAACCATGGAAACCTTTGAAAAAAGATCCTGATGGTAGGACTTATCATGTAGGAGAGGATAAAGATGCAGGACCTACTGATACAGCTTATAGAAGTTGGTATTTAGCTTATAATTATGGAGATCCAGAAAAAGGAGTTAAAAGTTGGACTTTATTGGTAACACCAGATATAACTTGTGGAGCAGAACAAGTTTATTGGAGTTTGCCTCTATTAGCTACTCCACCTGTAAGTTTTAGAGATTCTCATAATACCAATAATTATCCAGTGGTAGGAACAGAATTATTGCCAATGCATGCGAGAAGTTTTTATAATCCTATGGCAGTATATTCACAATTAATTCGTGAGAGAACAGCACAAACTCACGTATTTAATAGATTTCCAAATAATCAGATTCTTATTCGACCACCAGCACCTACTATAACCACCATTACTGAAAACGTGCCAGCGATAACAGATCATGGAACCATACCATTAAAGAACAGCATTTCTGGTGTTCAACGTGTTACATTAACCGATGCTAGAAGAAGACTTTGCCCATACGTAACAAAAAGTGTTGGCATAATAACACCTAAAGTATTATCCAGTCGTACTATATGAAATATGGCAATTTTAATATCTCCATCAGATAATACCGGTTGGGGAATTGGAGCTCGAAAAATGTATGGAGGTTTATTGGGGGGTGCGCGAGAATATAGTGAAGAAACTCCAGTTCTTGTAAGACAATATTATAGAGCTCGTTGGGGAAGTAAAACTAGGCATGGTAGGCCTGTTATACATAGAAGAGTAGAAGTAGAACCAGAGCCTGATGAAAATGAACCTAGACGATCTCTTCGTCTTAGACGAAAAGGTCGAAGACCTATAATTACTAGAGCAGTTGTAGCTAGGAAAAAAAGACGTAGGCGTTAATAATAACTTTTTTATTTTGTAACTGTGCAGACTAATTTAAATAAACTCCCATTTTACTGCACAGAGTGGACTGGATAATTTACTATGGCTTCTCGTCCAATAAAAGAAGAAATGTCTCAAGTTCTCCTTTCTGATGAAGTTGAATTTCCTCAGCCAAAAAAAAATAAAAGGAAAAGATCATATAAAGATGATCTTGAACCAGAATATAAAGATATTAAAAGGGACATTAAACCTATTATTAAAGAAATTGAAAAAGCTATCATCGCTCCACCAAGGAGAAAATATCGATGGAGAGGAAGAAAAGTACAAAAAATTTTAAGGCCTGGTTCTGCTATAATGCTCTCTTCAGTTCCAAAAACAAGACAAAAACGCACAGCTGAAGAAATGCATACTGATATAGATATTTTAGATCAGGCTAGTAAAAAGGAAGGTGAATTTGCATATGGTAAAATGCCTCATTTGGAAATTCAAACAAACAAAAGAAAAAGAGAAAGAGACATTTCTCCACATGATGATTTTATTACTACTGAACTTAAAAAACAAAAAATAGCTTTAGAGATGCCTGTATTAAAAAGAAAAAGACCAAGTAGTGAAATTGAAAGTTTTAGCAAAAAAAGAAAAAGTGATGATTCTTTTGTAGCTTTAGATAATTATAATCCAACTCCAAATATGCAACCTATAACAGAACAGCAAGTACTACCAATTAATAGAAAAAGAGGTGGTACTTGTTTACAGCCAACATGTCAATTGCTGGCTTCTAAAAAAAGAAAAATTGCTCAGAGGGCAGATAGAAGTGAAGCAAATATGGAAGTAGAAATGCCTGTTAGTACAGAAAATGGTTCTGAAATGGTAAGAGCAGATGTAAAGGTGCGACCTATTAAAAAAGTAGCGCCTGGAATTGGTATTAGAACAGTTGATGTTGATATACCTTTACAAAATAGTGTACAAAATATTATATCTTCTACTGTTTCTACTTCTGAAAGTCTACCATCTACTTTTGTTGCTCCTTTTCAGGAAACAAAATCAAAAAAGATGATTCCTGATGTTAAATATCATCCTTCTATATCAACATCTAAAATTCCTAGAAGGAAAAAATATCCTTCTGCAAATAGCATCATTCCAGAAGCTGTCTATCATCCATCAATTGACCATCCACGAGCTAAAAAAAAGATTATTCCTGAAGTTAGGTATCATCCTAGCATTGCAAAAGCTCGTCGTTATACTGTATAATTTTATTTTTACTTTTACTACCCGTAATTCTTAGGACAAAAAATGGCAAAATCATCAATGGTCACCTACCGGTTGAGAATACCTGTGTCTACTCGAAGACGAAAAAAAGGGCAGCGTCGCAATGGCCATATTAAAAATATTAAGGGAGGGTTTTTACCACTGCTTGCTCCAATTTTGGCAGCAGCCATTGGTGCCATTCCAGGCATTGCTTCAGTTGCTTTAAATGCTTCTCGCAATTAAATTACGGGTAATTCTTTTTTGTCAGAAAACATGGAAGAAATCAATTTTGCAGCTCTTGCCCCGCGACAAGGCACTAAACCTTTGATTGGCGTTTGGTCAAATATTGGAACCAGCGAAATGAATGGCGGCGCCATTAATTGGGGAAGTTTGTTAAATGGTCTAAAAATGTTTGGTAGTACTGTTAAAGATTTAGGTAGACGAGCTTTAAGTAGTAGTACAGCGCAAGCATTAAAACAAAAGCTTAAAGATACAAACTTGCAAGAAAAGATTGTAGAAGGAATTAGTACAGGAATTCATGGAGCTGTAGATATAGCAAAACAAGAGGTAGATAGGGCTATAGCAAAACGTCTTGAACAAATTCCTACACATGCTAAAGATTCTTTACAAGAAGCAGAAGAAGCTGATTTGAAAGTTTCTTTACCACCTGTATCAACTAAGCGAAAGATTGAAGAGATACAGGATTCACCCCCATCCTATAGTGAATTGTTTGAAAAAGATGTTAAAGCTCCCTATTCCACCCCCAGTTCAGTTAGGACATTTCTTCCCTATTCACAGCGCAATTGGCAGTCAACTTTAAGTAATATTGTGGGCGTGGGAGTTAATTTTAGCAAAAAAAGACGGTGTTATTAAGATTTTATTGAAAACTTTTTTCACCGAAATCAGCTGAAGATGGCTACCCCTTCGATGACGCCCCAATGGGCCTACATGCACATCGCCGGTCAGGACGCTTCTGAATACCTTTCACCTGGCCTAGTCCAATTTGCTCAAGCAACAGAAAGTTATTTTAATCTTGGCAGCAAATTTAGAAATCCTATGGTTGCTCCTACCCATGATGTGACTACAGAAAGATCCCAAAGGCTCCAACTAAGATTTGTACCAGTCGACAAAGATGAAACCCCATATGCTTATAAAACTCGCTTTCAACTTGCTGTGGGTGACAATAGAGTTTTAGACATGGCTAGCTCTTATTTTGATATTAGAGGAGTTGTAGACAGAGGACCAAGTTTTAAACCTTACAGTGGCACAGCTTATAATAGTTTAGCTCCAAAAAGTGCCACAAACAATGTACAGTTTGAAGGTAAAAATAATGCCAGTCAAACTGTTACAAAAACTTTTGCCCAAGCTTGTTTTCCTACTACTTTTGATAATAATAAACTTTTGGTGGCTAGCACCACATCTACTGGCCAAACTGTGGCAGCTGATATAAATTATCAACCAGAACCTCAGTTTGGTATGGAAACTTGGGCCAGTCCAACTGTTGCAACTAATCTAGTTTTTGGTGGCCGTGTATTAAGTAAAAACACCCCACATGCACCTTGTTATGGATCATATGCTAAACCTACAAATATTCAAGGAGGTCAAAGTACTGACAACCCTGCTTATGCTTATTTTGCAGCTGGTGGAGCAGCTAAAGCTCCAGATGCTGCTTTAATAGTAGAAACGGTAGATTTGGAGGCTCCTGATACCCATTTAGTATATAAAATTGATAATGGAACTTTAAAAACAATGACAGGTTTAGGACAACAAAATGCCCCTAATCGCCCTAATTATATAGGTTTTAGAGATAATTTTATTGGGCTAATGTATTATAATAGTAATGGTAATTTGGGAGTTTTGGCTGGTCAAGCATCTCAATTAAATGCAGTAGTAGATTTACAAGATAGAAATACAGAACTTTCTTATCAGTTGTTATTGGCCAGCACTACTGATAGATCTAGGTATTTTGCCTTATGGAATCAAGCAGTAGATGATTATGATCCAAATGTTAGAGTAATAACAAATAATGGGGTAGAAGATGAAATGCCTAATTATTGCTTTCCTTTAGCTGGTATAGATATTGAACAAGCTTATGCTGTTGATAAAAATGGAACAGCAGATAAAGATGGACAACAAAATATTGAATTAGTTAATATTGGAAGAGGAAATGTGCATGCTATGGAAATTAATTTAGCTGCTAATTTGTGGAGAAGTTTTTTGTATTCTAATGTAGCTTTATATGTTCCAGATAAGTATAAAGTAACCCCACCAAATATAATATTGCCAGAAAATAAGAATACTTATGCTTATATGAATGGTAGATTACCTTTAGCCAATTTAATAGATAATTATGTTAATATAGGTTCTAAATGGTCTCCTGATATTATGGATAATGTTAATCCTTTTAACCATCATAGAAATACAGGGTTAAAATATAGGTCACAATTGTTAGGAAATGGTAGAGTTTGTGAATTTCATATTCAAGTACCTCAAAAGTTTTTTGCTATTAAAAATTTAATGTTACTTCCTGGTACTTACACTTATGAATGGTCCTTTAGAAAAGATGTAAATATGATTCTTCAAAGTTCTTTAGGTAATGATCTCAGAGTAGATGGAGCAGAAGTTAGAATTCACAGTATAAATTTATATGCAAGTTTTTTCCCAATGGCCCATAATACAGCTTCAACTTTGGAAGCTATGTTAAGAAATGAAACTAATAATCAAAATTTCAACGACTATTTATCTTCTGCTAATATGTTGTATCCTATTCCTCCTGATACTACTCAAATACCTATCTCAATTCCGTCAAGAAATTGGGCTGGTTTCAGAGGATGGAGTTTTACAAGATTGAAACAAAAAGAAACTCCTGCCTTAGGATCTGCTTTTGATCCCTATTTTACATATTCTGGAACTATACCATATCTTGATGGAACATTTTATTTAAATCATACCTTTAGAAGAGTTTCAATTCAATTTGATTCTTCTGTAAGTTGGCCAGGAAATGATAGGTTGTTGACACCTAATGAATTTGAAATTAAAAGAATGTATGATGGAGAAGGCTATACAACATATCAAAGTACTATGACAAAAGATTGGTTTTTAATTCAAATGTTGGCAAATTATAATATAGGTTATCAAGGGTTTTATCTTCCTGATGAATTTAAAGAAAAAAGTTATTCATTTTTGAAAAATTTTGTTCCTATGTGTAGGCAAACAGTAGATCAAGATAGATTTGCAGCTTATAAAGCAGTTCAAATTGAACATCAGCATAATAATTCTGGTTTTGCAGGAGCAGGAGTTCCTGTAGTTGCTAGGGAAGGGCATCCATATCCTGCTAATTGGCCTTATCCATTGATTGGAAATGCAGCTGTGCCAATGAAAACTGAAAAGAAATTTCTATGTGATAAAACTTTATGGAGAATTCCATTTTCTTCTAATTTTATGAATATGGGAACTTTAACAGACTTAGGTCAGAATCTTTTGTATTCAAATGCAGCACATGCTTTAGATATGACATTTGAAATTGATCCTATGGAAGAAACTACTTATTTATATGTTTTATTTGAAGTGTTTGACGTGTGTCGAGTCAATCAACCCCACAGAGGTGTAATTGAAGCAGTTTACCTGAGAACTCCGTTTTCTGCAGGAAATGCTACAACTTAAGTTTTATGATTAAAGCAAAGCAAGCATAATTTCTTTGCGAGGGAATTGTGTGCTTTATTCATACATTTTTATATATCTGAAAATATATAGAGTATTAAGAGTTTAATGCTAGCTTTTGATACTTTTTAGAAAGACTCCTCTGTAGTTATTTGTTCAGGTTTTAGAAGAATGGGATCTTCAGAATCTGAGTTAAAGCATATAATTACAGATTTGGGAGTAGGGAAGTATTTCCTTGGAACGTTTGATAAAAGGTTTCCTGGTTTCATACAAAAAGATAAACCGTGTTGTGCAATAGTCAACACAGCTTATCGAGAAACTGGGGGAATGCATTGGATAGCATTTGCTTGGTATCCGCCAAGTTTTACTTTTTATATGTTTGATCCATTTGGTTTTTCTGATGAAAAACTAAAACAAATTTATGATTTTGAATATCAAAACTTATTGAAAAGGAGTGCATTAACATCTACAGAAAGTAAGTGTTTAACTTTTATTAAAAGCACTGAAAGTGTGCAAGGAGGCCACAGTGCAGCTTGTGGATTGTTTTGTTGTGCTTTTTTATATTCTTTTGTTAATTATCCTTTGAATCCCATGAAAAACCCTTTTATGAAAATTTTTAAAAGTGTCCCTAATGACAAAATTTTAACACCAAAATGTCAATTTATTTTTAAAAAAAACCAGGATAATTTATACCATTTTTTATCTCAAAAATCTCCTTACTTTAAACTTAATGAACAAAAAATAAAATGCCAAACAAATTTTAATAAACTTCTGTAAATTTTTATTAATAAAATTTATTACAAAATTTTAAAACAAAGTTTCGTCATTGTCTTCTTCTCCCATGGGTAAAATAGTACTTTGGAATTGATATTGGGGCATCCATTTAAAGTTTTGAATTGTTATAGGAGCTGGGCTTTTAAAAACGTTTAGCCAAATTTGTTTAGCTATTTGCAAAGCACAAACAACATCTGGGGCGCTGATTTTAAAATCACAATTTTTTTGGGGGTTAGCACGAGTATTTCGGTATACAGGATTACAACATTGAAATACTAGCAAAACAGGATGATTAACAGTAGCTAACAATTTGGGGTCATCAACCAATGATCGATCCATGTTGGCAACAGCAGATACAGCAAAGGGAGTAATTTTACAAGTTTGTCTTCCCAAAAGAGGCAAATTATTTCCCCAATTACAATCACATTTTATAGGCATCAGAAGCAACTTATCTGCATTATCCATTTTTGGGTAAGCAGCTTTTTGAAAAGCCATAATTTGCAAAAATCCCTCTCTAGCTTTTTTACCTTCAGTAAAAAACATTCCACATGATTTTGTGGTATGATTTCCAGCAGGAACATTAAGGTCATTAGGACAGCAAGCTGCATCTTCATTTTTGATTTCAACTACATTTCTTCCCCATTTATTTGTAGTAACTCGAGCATTTGTTTGATTGTCTTTAAGGGCTTTTTGAGCATTTTCACTACTTATATCTAGCTGCATTACTTGTTCCTTTGTTAGCATAGCAAGGCCATGCAAACATTTAAGATCATCTTCATTACAACCATGTTCCCAAATTACACATCCAGTAGGGTCCCAATTTAGAGTATCCAATTCACAAGACCTTATAATAAAGCTAAACAAAAATCTAGCAATCATACTTAACATACTTTTTTGAGTTGTATATGACAATTGAAGATGTTGCTTTTTTTCATTTAAGTATGATTGTACTCCCTTTTTAAAACATTCCAAAGTACCCATGTCTGGCAGCAAAGTTAAATTTCTAATATCTACTTTAAGTGGAACTAAAAATTCCACAGCTTTATCCATTGCTTTTTGCCACAAAACAGCTTCATCAACCACATCATCATTGAGTACTTTGGAACGTTTACTTTTAGTTTTAGCAAGTTCTTCATCAACCATTTCAGACATAGTGGGCCATCTGGGACGTTTGGAACTCTTAGGGTCGGATTGTGGAGGGGAAGTTCCATCTCCCTCCGAATCACTGTCATTTAAAATTGCCGGACGACGACGTCCAGGAATTCTTTTTGTTTGCTCCGAGCGAGTAACAGGTTTGCTAATTTGAAGTTCTTCTTCACTACTGTCTGAAATCTCAGCCCGGTTATTTGCGCTCATTTTTCCTAGATGGCAGAAGAGCAAATTCTTCAGTCAATTGAGGGACAAGAAATGAAGATGAACAATAGTGAACAGCCAAATGATTCACATACATCTGATAGTGATGAAACGTGTGAATTTCACACTCCCAATACTGATGTTTCATTTGACCTATCTAAAGATGATATTTCCTCAACATATATTACTGAAGATTGTTTGATAAAACATATTCAAAGACAAAGTTTAATTTTATCTAAAGCTATTACTGATATTCCTATCTCAGTAGCAGAATTAAGTTATTTTTATGAACTTAATTTATTTTCAAAAAATATTCCTCGTAAATTAGAAAATGGAACATGTGAACCTAATCCAAATATTAATTTTTATCCTTGTTTTATAGTTCCAGAAGTGTTAGCTACTTATCACATTTTTTTTCAGAATTATAAAATTCCTCTTTCATGTAAGGCTAATAGAAGTAAGGCAGATGATATTTTAATGTTAAAAAAAGATGATACTTTACCTACCTATTTGACTTTGGAAGAAGTTCCCAAAATTTTTGAAGGTCTTGGTCGAGAGGAGGTAATAGCTCCAAAAGCTCTAGAAGAACAAAACAGTGCATTAATAGAATTGAAAGGGGATAATCCTCGTTTAGCTGTTGTAAAAAGAACTATTACTGTTACTCATTTTGCTTATCCAGCTTTAAATTTACCACCTAAAGTAATGAATACAGTTATGGAAACTTTACTGATGAAAACAGTTCATCCTCAACAAAAAGATGGAGAGGATATAGAAGTAATGGCAGTTAGTAATGAACAACTAGCAAAGTGGTTATGTTTAAGTACAACAGATACTCAAAAAATAGAAGAAAAAAGAAAAACTATGATGTCTTCTATTTTAGTTTCTGTAGCATTAGAATGTATGCATCAGTTTTTTACTGATGTGCAAGTATTTAGAAAAATAGAAGAAAATTTACATTATATGTTTCGCCATGGTTATGTTAAACAAGCTTGTGAAATTTCTCAAGTTGAATTAACAAATATAATTTCATACATGGGAATTTTACATGAAAATCGGCTAGGACAAAGTGTTTTACACAACACACTAAAAGGAGAAGCTAGACGAGATTATATAAGAGATACAATTTATTTATATTTAGTTTATACTTGGCAAACAGCTATGGGGGTTTGGCAACAATGTCTAGAAACAGAAAATTTAAAATTTTTAGAGAAAATGTTAGAAAGAGAAAAAAAGAACTTATGGACTCATTTTAATGAGTCAACAACTACTGTTTGTTTGGCAAAAATGATTTTTCCTGAAAAACTGTGCAGCACTTTAAAAAATGGTTTGCCAGATTTTACTAGTCAATCAATGATACAAAACTTTAGAAATTTTATTTTAGAAAGATCAGGAATTTTGCCTTGCATTTCTAACAGTTTTCCCACAGACTTCATTCCCCTTTTTTATAAAGAATGCCCTCCTCCTTTATGGGGACATACATATTTATTAAGATTAGCTAATTATTTTATGTTTCATACTGACATAGCTTATGATCTTACAGGAGATGGATTAATGTCCTGTTATTGCAGATGCAATCTTTGTTCCCCACATAGATCACTAATTTTTAACAATGCTCTACTAAATGAAACACAAACCATTGGTACCTTTGAACTGCAAGGTCCTCCAAAAGAAGATGGCACTGTCCCGTCTTCCCTAAAGTTAACACCGGCAGTGTGGACCTCTGCTTATCTTAGAAAATTTATAGAAGAAGATTACCACCCCTCAAAAATTTGCTTTTTTGAAGACCAATCAAAAAAGCCTCAAAAAGATTTAACTGCTTGTGTCATCACTCAATCAAATATAATTACCCAATTACAAGAGATTAAAAAAGCTCGCGATGAATTTTTAGTTAAAAAAGGTCATGGTATTTACTTAGACCCTATTACTGGAGAAGAACTTAACGGAGTTCAAAGCTCAACCCACCACAATGCCTTCAAAACCTACAAAAAATCTGACAAATTGCAAAATTGTTCAAATGCCAGAACAAACAACCATGGAGGCGCCAGATTCAGATGTGGAGAGCAGTCAGGCCAGTTTGGAAGAGGGGGAGATTCCACAATCACCTCCTATTCCTCCGCAGCCAGCTGCCCCCAAAAAGAAGAGTAGATGGGACATAAAATACAGCAATAGCGGTAAGAAGGGCTATAAATCCTGGAGGGTTCATAAAGCTAAAATTTTGGATTGTTTAATTCATAGTAAAGGAAACTTGTCTTTTACACGTCGTTACATGTTAATGCATAATGGAGTATTATTGCCAAAAAATGTAATTCATTACTATGCCAATTCTTACTACAGAAGCCAGGAAAACAAGTCTTAAAGCTGCTAATGCTTCTACCGCTGCTGCAGAAAAGCTAAGAAACTCTATTTTTCCCACTATCTATGCCATTTTTCAGCAAAGCCGGGGACAAGATAAGCAATTAAAAATTAAAAATCGCACTCTTAGATCCCTAACCCGCAGTTGCTTTTACCATAAAAATGAAGCTCAGCTCCTGAGGACCCGCCGCGACGCAGAGTTGCTGCTGCAAAAGTACTGTACCGTTAACAAAACTGCTTATAAATAGTTATGAGCAAGGAAATACCAACCCCCTACGTATGGACCTTTCAACCCCAGATGGGAGTGGCCGCTGGAGCCTCACAAGATTATTCCACCCAAATGAATTGGCTTAGTGCCGGAAATAACATGGCTCAGAAAGTATTTCAAATACGTAATGCCAGAAACAATGTTCTTGAAAAACAAGCTGTTTTGACAGAAACACCGCGCCTAATTCAAAATCCTCCTACTTGGAAAGCTAAAAATATTCAGCGACCTTGGCAAATTCCAACTGTTCTTAAATTGCCTCGTAATCAACTTCTAGAAAATTATATGTCAAATTCTGGCATGCAATTAGCGGGTGGTTCTGTTCAACTGAGCGCAAACAATTATACTGGTTTACCCATCCGTTCTGATGGAATTATGCAACTAGCGGGAGGAGGAAGAGAAATAACTCCTCTTAATGCTTATTTAGTGTTGGAAAACAGCTCTTCCCGGCCTAGAAGTGGTGGAATAGGAGCTAATCAATTTATACAAGAATTTGTTCCCACAGTTTATTATAATCCTTTTTCTAGTTCTCCTAAAAACTTTCCTGATGAATTTATTTCTAACTATGATATAATTTCAGACTCTGTAGCTGACTATAGTTGAACACATGGCAAGAGTGGATTTTGATGCTATATTTTCTGATGGCACATTTTCTGAACAACAGACATTATTTAGAAGAGCTGCAGATTTTAATGCTAAGTATAAAGAAGAATTAAAAAATCTTATTCTTTTACATAACTGTAAAAAAGGTGTTTTTTGCCCTGTTAAAATGTGTAAATTAAATTTTGAGAAAACTAATAATGATCATGTTCTACAATTTGAACTTTCTCCACAAATTACAAATTTGACACAAAGTTGTCAGATGGGAAACTCTATTACTGTAAATGTTATAGGTCAAGGCTACAAAGGATATATTAATTGCTCTTGCACATTTTCAGAATGTATGCCTACATTAATTAAAACTTTATGTAATCTTCATTTAATAAAACATTATTAATAAAAAAATTTTTCTTACCTTAAAATTTTTTTGAATGTGTTTTTTTTAAGGCGACCATAAGCTTCAATATGCTCTCCTTCTTCCCAGCTTTGATAATGAATTTTATATTTATAAGCCACTTTTCTAAACTTTTTAAAATTGATTTTTTCTTTTAGTGCTTTACCATTATAAAACAAACTCATGATGAAAAGGCGAGAACCCCCTGTCGTCAATCCCGTTTATCCTTATGAAGTGAAACGTATTAACTTGATGCCTCCTTTTTATGATGCTAATGGCTTCACAGAAGAAACTGAAGGGGCGCTCTCCCTTAAAATTTCAGATCCTTTTTCGTTTTCTGAAAAAGGAAATTTACAATTAAAATTAGGAAATGGATTAAGAATTGATAATGATGGAGATTTGGAAACTGATGCAAAATCAGCTTCATTAGCTACTCAATTACCTTTACATGTAAATGTACATGAAGTATTAGAATTGTTATATTCTGAAAGTGATGGTTTATATTTAAATGAAAATAGTTTAGCTGTTAATCTTAATCCTCCTTTAATATTTACAGATAAAAAAATATCTCTAAATATGGATAATAGTCTTATGGTTGAAAATAAAACTTTAAAAATAAAATTTATTCCCCCTTTCACATTAACAGATTATGGGTTAGGAATATCTTTAGGAACAGGTTTAACAATTAAAGAGTCTTCTTTAGAAGTTGTTTTTCCTACTGGACAAAGTCCTATAGTTGCAGAAAGTGGAAAAATAAAACTAAATCTAGGTCAAGGATTAATTACAACTAATAACTTATTACAATTAAATGTAAATAGTCCTTTTAGTTTACTAAATAATAAACTGCAATTAAATGTTAGTAATGGATTACAGATTGTAAATGATAAATTGACTTTAAATTATGGAGATGGCTTAACCTTTGTAAATGATAAACTTCAAATTTTAACTGACGATACCTCAGGTTTACAACTTTTAAATAAGGCTCTACAAATTAACGTTGGTGATGGCATGCAGATTCAAGATAACAAATTAACTATAAAACTTGGGAAAGGTTTAATTTTAGATGCAGACAAAAATATCTCTATAGCTTCCTTTAATATTACTTTTACTCCCCCATTATTTTTTCAGAATAATACAGTGTCTTTACGTTATGATACTTTATTTACAATAAATGAAAATGGTTTATTAAATTTAAAAATATCAAAAGGATTAAATAAAAGTGTAACAGATGGAACTTTAAATGTTTTGTTAGGAGATGGAATGCAGTTTTCAGATAATGCTATAGTACCTTCTTTAGGTAAAGGAATTCAACTAAACAATAAAAAAATAGAAATATTTTGTGGAAAAGGGTTAGAGTTATTAAGTACAGGACAATTGCAAGTAAAGTTAGGAAAAGGATTAGTATTTGGAAGTAGTAATGAAATTTTCCCTAGCATAGCACTAAAATTAGGAAATGGTTTAGAGCAAATAAATGGAGGCGCTATTAGTGCAAAAGTTGGAGATGGTTTACAATTTTCTGCTCATAAAGAAATTATACCTAACTTAGGAGATGGTCTTGAAATTGCAAACAAAAAGATTAAAGTTAAAGTAGGTGAAGGGTTAGTTCTTAATAACACAGGCATTAAAATGTTGCAAATGCCTAATGTTGTTTGGACTGGGGCAGACATGAATAATAATGTTTTTGAAAACCAGGGAAGAATATTTTTATATTTACATTCTTATCATGCTTTAGTGACAGGGTTAATACAGATTTATTTTCCTATAGCTAAAGTAAATGAGTCTCATATAGAGTTTGCTTTATATTTTGGCGCCGATGGTAGTTTATTGAGTTCCAGTGATTTAACTGTTGATCATTGGATCCCTAAAACTAATTTCCCTTCAAATTCCATGTTACAATTTATGCCCAATAAAAATATATATATGAGAGATAGAGAACAATTAAACTACCAGGGGATGAATTATATGACAATTTTAACTTATTTTAATTCTTCTCAAAAAAACAATGTTTTGGGAACAGTTAAAATTAATTTTAATGTAGAGCAATCAAGTGTTTATTCTTTAGTTTTTAGGTGGGGCCCCGTGGCTGGAACGGAATTTACTGATGAATTTATTTGGACTTCTATGTGTCAATTTTCTTATATCGCCGAACAATAAAAACTCATAAAACAATTTCTTTCTTTTAGTGGTTTTTATTATTAGCACCGAGCATATGTAAAATTATAAAATTTAATGTTATATTTCATTAGTCTTCTAAACCCCTTGTCTCTGTTTTTTTCTCTTGTATTGTGCAATATAAGAGCTCCACTTCTTCTAAGAATTTTTATTGCCCTTCTTAACAATTTTCGGGTGCGTCGCCTACAACATGCAGAAGCAATAGAAGTAAGATTTTTACAATAGGTGCAACGTAAAACTAACATGTTTTGCTTAGTTTTAATAAAGCAAGCATAACCAAAAGACATATATCTTAGCACAAATCTTAATTCAGCTAGATGTTTAAATCTTACATAGATTAAGTGATATTCCCTAAACATTACACTTCCAACATACACAATATTACCAGGTAAGCGATGGTTAACATAGGATCTGTAGTCTTTGAACATAACATTATAATTGCAACCAAAAATAAATTCTCCATGCAGCATACTCATTACTTGTCTGCCAGCTAGACATTGTAAAGAAGTCTGCCCTTGACAATGGCAATGTACATCCCAATCTTCATGTCCAAAAATATATCTGTAACATTTAGTTAATTTTAAAGAACAAAAACAAAAAATTCCTAATCTTTTTAAAAGGTTATAAATTTGTCCAAAAAAAAGTAAATCCCATGGAATTACTAACTCACGCAAAGGTACAAAAACACTGCAGCCTGGATTGCTTCTAATGCGACCCACGCGGTGAGAAGATCTCAAAGTACATTTTGACATTGGAAGAGCAGCCATCTAAAAACAAAAATATGTTTTCTAAATTTAATAATATTTAGCTCTATGTTTTCCAAGCACAAAATCTGCGTGAATTTCCATGCGTTGAATTTTCCAAAAAATATGCATAACTTCTAATTCTATCATATACCATAGCTTTAAAGCTTTATAAGTAGTTTCACTTGTTTCGCATACATTAGGATGATTATTATGAATATTATTCCAAAGAGTAAAGTAAATAGCCTTAACACACCTAGCTACACGTCTTTCATGACGTATTCTAAAATAATATTTTTTAAACAAAGCATATATAGGATCTAGACAGCGAGCTACTTCTTTGATAGTATCTGCAGTATACAACATTTTACAGAACATGATAAAACCAATTATCAAGAGGAGTGACAGTGAGATCAGAAAAATCCAAACGAACGTTTACTCTATAAGCTATATCCAAAAAATGTGAACGAAGGCTTGTTTCAAATTCAGCAGCAAAAGCATGCACATCGTGCAAACAAGTTCCATGGTAATCAGGACCTGCTACAGACACAAGAAAAGTACGATAATCATGAATAGGAAAGGCCGTTACATAGATAGAATGTTCAGGTTCATGATTTAATTCCCAAAAAGTTTTTAGTTCATCGCAGCAGGCTTTTAGCAGCGCTATAGTAAAACTGGGTTGCAAGAAATTTAATGCCTGTTTAAAATCTTCAGTTACTGTCACTCCCAGCAAATAAGAGGGTGTAACGCGAGGCGGCATATTTACACTGTGTTAGGTGAATCCTTAGGATCTTCTTCCAAGGCAGGGCAAAACAAATGACCACAAAGAACTTGAGCCACCGGATCTCCAATACAGACAGTATACTTTTCAGCACTAAAATTGTAAACAACAACACACACGTTATACATATTTTCAACATTTAATTGACTGCCTTCTACACCCAAAATGCTACCCGCAGAGGCTGGCAAGTAAGGTAAAATACGCGCAGCGGTGCCTGGTGGCAGCCGCAAAGCAAGGTCCGTATAAACAAGCATCTTGCCATTTGGAGGAATGACATAATGATAAGCGCTGCAAATAACCATTCCCAATCCTCCGTTAGGGTCGCGACGAGGCGGTAGAGCCCGGCGAGAAAGACGAGTATAACGTAAAGCTCCATTATAGTTGCAGTTAGAACTCATTTCTAAAAAAATAAAAGTGAGCATTAACTGCTTTACTAAGAAAAGTCCCAAAAACTTTCTCCAAAACCCACTTAAATGTAACACTTACCAATAGCACCAAGAGAGCACAATTTCCAAAGATTTAATGAAGCCACTGCGTCTCCCACAGCTTTTTTCTCTTAGTTGGACAGCAGTTCGGGAAAACTTGCTGTAAAGCTGCAAGGGAAAAGGCAGACCTTTTTATAATATCCAAAAACATCCTCGGAATTGACAAAAAAACAAGCTCATAAAACAAAAAAAATAGCCTCAACCCAAGCGGAAAACAAAGCCAAAAAATATGGAAAATTTTTCCCCTTAAAAAAATCTCAAGATCTCATATCCTGCCCCTGACCCTGAACTTCTTCCTGATAAAAACCGTTATTTCTCCTCCCAACAGCTGTATCTCATTAGAAGTCTGGAACTGGGCATACCGCCAGTGATGTTTTAATGTTCCAGGCGTTCTGCCAAGATTTTAAGCGAACACAAAAACAGGCTCCCACCCATTCCCGCTCTCTAAAAACTTTCCATAACCATTTTCTCAAAAATTCTCACTTTCTCCCACTCAAAACCACAAAAACCATACTCACAGCAGTCTAAACTCCTCGAAAACAGTAATCTTGGAGAGCAGAAGTTCCTCATTTTCACTTTTGACTCACAAAATCCACGAACTGTGAAACCGCAACGGTCATAGTCAGCCATCTTGACCGTAAAATGCGCTTAGGCGTGACCAGCTGTCAACAGTTAATTTGTAGTCAGCTAAAAATAAACCCTCCACCCCTTCCGGAGTTAAACCCACCTCCATTTCCTGTATAGTTTCACTTCCTTTCCCAGTCAAAAACCGGAAGGCCTCTTTAACCCCTTCCTTTCCTGCTTACCCACCCCTCACGCACGACCCCCTTACAACTCCACCCCCCGACGCAAAAATGCCAGGTTATATATTGATGATG